ATCATCTCAATGTGCTGCTGCGCCGCGTTCACAGTCGCGGCGACCGCACCAGCCGTAGACGACTGCAATGCGTCCGCATCAAGGCCCGCAGCGGCCCGACTAATGCCCGTCCGGTTCTGCTTGGTCTCGTCCATATAGGCCAGCACCGGGAAGGCTTCCTTGCCCACATACGGCATTGTCAGCGGCTGCACCTGACCCGGCGACCGCTGGCGAATGATGGCACCGGTCTCAGTGTTCATCACGTCTTCAATGTTCACCTGCCCCTCGGTCACGGCAACGCGGGGGTGAATGCTCATCGCCAGGCTATCAAGGCTGTTACGCATCACGACCGACTTGATGCGCTGAATATCCATGACAATATCGGCCATCGACATGCCGAAGAAATCATGCGGCTCAGGGTCTGGGCAGAACGAGGCAAAGGGCAGAACATCCCAAGGCTGATCGCTCAAAAGAGTTTTGCCCACACCAGCCACGCAAACACGGCGCAGTTCAGCAATGCCGTCGCCATTACGATCAACGCGTATATACGCCTCAATATACGTCACCTTGCGGGATGCCGGATCGGAACGATCTGTGTTGCGCGTGGTCAGCGCCGGGTTGCGCGTGTAGCGCTCGACGTTGGTATCCATGTCGTCGGTGTCAGACGCCAGGGCCGAAACCTCGTCGTAATCATACCCCATCGCCACCAGATCAGAGACCGTGACCACCCGGCGATGGGCGACAAACTCAGCGTCTTCCAGCGACTTGGCACGCCGATCAATCAAGAACTCTTCGGGCGGCAACGCCTCAACCTTTACCCGACCACGGGGCAGGCGGCGCGTCACGATCACGTCGTGCATCATCGGCGGTTGCGGCATAGGCATACCAAGCTGCTGCATAATCGCAGCCTCTTCCGCCGCAATCGGCGGCAACTCACCCTCATAAGACGACTGCACGTCAACCGTGATGTTCGGGTCAGCGCTGAGAGACGCCAAAGCCGCGTCGTCCAAGCCGGTCAGGTCGCTGCTTTCGGTCTCAAAGCTCTCATCCCACCAAAACTTAATGATCCCGTTCTTGCGCACCAGAGCGTCCTTGAACGCGCTGTGCAGCACCAGAAAGCCCGGATTGTCCTTCTGGAAGATGTAGTTCACGTATTCCGTAGCCTGCTTGGCCGAGGCAACGTCTTCCGGGCCGCGCGGAACATACTCGACAACCTTGTCGCCGCTGGTGAAGACACGCATCAGGGACGGCATGATCGCCTGCACCGTGTCGCGTACGTCCATCGAAACGACCTGGCTGCGCCCGTCTTCCTCGTCGCCAAACGGATCACCGCGATAGTATTCTGTCGCCTTCGCGCGCAGCGGAGAAACGATATTGTCAATGAAATCAACGGCATCGTCGATTTCGCTTGCCACGATGCCCTGCAGCTCGTCGTCGGACAGATAGTCCGGGTTCACAAGCTCCTGCACCTGATTGGTCAGATCGTTGATTTCAGGTTCCATTGTCGTGGTCCTATTGGTTCAGGAGGCCGAGATAGGCGCGCAATTGGTCAAGCTGATCTTCTTCGCTCGGCGCGGATGCGGCCAGCAAGCCGAGTTCAGGGGATGCGTTGGCGGCGAGAAGGTTTGCCGAATTACGCAAGCGCGGATCAAAGCGGGCGAAACTGGAGCGTATATTTGTGGGGTTGTAAATAGTTTGCTCCCTCCAGCTACCTGCGGCGTCACCCCAAACATCTGGATCATTCGGCGCATAAGAATTTGCACCCTCATAACCCAAATCACGCAAAGATTGCGTTACTTCTTGGCTTTGCTCTAGTGAAGTGGCGGGCGGATTATACTCAGGCCATTCATATATGCGGCCACGCGTGGTGACCGGATAAGTGCGGCCACCCCATCTCCCCACTCCCTCTTTTTCAACCATAGCGTAAGCGTCGGAAATGCTTGGGTTATTAGGAGCCAGAGAAACACCTTGCCCATACCATCCAAAATCTGTGCTTCTAGGGGCGATTGACGAGAAACCATAAAAGTCGCGCTTTGACCCGTGGGTTAATAAGTTTGTTAAATCAAATCCCATCTCAGCCGCCCGAGCCATCCGGCTTTCAAAATCCATCGGCATATCAACGCCGGTTTCACCAGCCGCATATAGCTGCGCAAGCTCCATGTTGTCGTTCGCGTCAAGCGCAGCCAACATGTCGTCAGTTATTTCGTCACCACGGCCCTCACGCAACATGCGGGCGATCCGCTGCGCTCGGCTTTCAGACGCCGCAACAACACGCCCTCCCATGCCAACACTGCCCGTTGGACGGGCCGCAGCGCCGCCACCCGTCATCGCCATGCCAGCAGTGCCAAGCGCCTCTCCGGCCATATCTTCAGCCGGAATCATGCCCTGATAAGCCGCCGCCGGGGCGTCGATTCCCATTACCGCTGCCTCAGCGCCGCCAAGCAAGCCGCCAGGGATTGCCAACTCCGCGTTGCCGCTCAACAGCGCCTCAATGCCCGTCATGCCCTCTGGGCGCGTCATAGGCAGCACGTCAGCCCGCACGCGGCCCTGTTCAGCGTCTCGGCCCGCTACGCTGTCCAGAAGACCGTAAAGGCCCGCGAACATGCTGTTTTGACGACGATACTGCCGCCGAAGCTGATCGGCTTCAGACTGCGGAAGGCCAAGTTCCGCAATAACGCCCTCAAACTCCTGCGGGGCGAGTTCAAACAGCGTCGGGTCCATCAGGGGGCCTCCATCATGCCTTCGTAAATTCGCTGCGCTCTTTGCTGCGCCTCTGCGCGCTGCTGAGCTTCAAACCGCGACAGCGATTCTGCGTATGCCTGATGTTGCTGATTTAAACGGGTTTGATCAACGCCAGTGTAGATGGGACCAGCCGCAGGAGACGGAGCAGCCGCAGCCTGCGGCGCAGCACTAGGCTGCGCGACCGGCCCGGCATATGGCCCGCCAGCGCGCGGAACAGCGGGCGGCTGAACGTAACCACCACCGTAGGCACCTTGTGCCAAAGGCGACTGAGTCGAAATCAGGTTGAGGAACGCAGCTTCTTGCGGCAAGATCGGAGATCCGACGCCAGCGCCACGCAAAGTTGGCGGGACAGCGTCAAACGAAATCCGGTTAAGCGCGGCAGCCTGCGGTGCAGTCATGTATTGCCGCACCGGAACATAAGCATTGCCGGGATAATTTACCGGCATTGGAGGCAAAGCCCCGGTCGGGCTGGTTACGGAAGGACCGGTTCCACCGCCTACACCGCCGCCTACACCGCCGCCTACAGGCCCGGAACCACCTGCAGGGGCAGCACCATACCCCGTGGGCGTGTATCCCGGCTGGGAGACCTTCTGAGCGCGCTGAGCGGCCATCTGTCCCATCAAGTCGCTATACCCAAGAGGCCGAACACCCGCGCGGTTCAAAGCAGCTGACATGGCCCCGCCGCCGTAAAACTGCTCGCCCGCGCGACCGGGGCCACCGCCGTTGAACATATCCCGAAGACCGGTATAACGCGCAGCCCCAAGCAAGCCGCCAAGCAATCCACCCCCACCTTGAGGCATCAGCGCCTTGACTGAGTTCGGAGTGGTGTTCCCGCGCTGAGAGCCACCAAGCAGGCCGCCGAACACGCCGCCAAGCATCCCACCAGCGGCAGGTGCGCCACCCATACTCTTAGCCGCGCCCTCACCGCCCCAATTACCCGGTCCGCGCGTCGTCTCTTGCGTCGGAGATGCGTCATACGAAGACTGCTTGACCATCAACGGCCCCTTTTCATGCTAGGTTTGCGACCTTTTCCAGCCTTCGACATGGCTATCGCTACCGCCTGACGCTGGGGATACCCCTCACGACGCAGCTTGGAAACATTGCTGCTTACAGTTTTGCGACCTGAACCACGTTTCAACGGCATAAATCACCCCAATTTCTTGCACAAACATAACACCAAGCCGAAAATAAAAAAACCCCGCGCCGAAGCGCAGGGTCAGGTGGGTCTTAAAAGACCACAGAGGAGGAGTACACTAGTTGCTTCCCGAACCAACCAGAGCAAGGTCAAACTCGCACAGGAAACTCAGTCTGTCAAACAATTCCACGGATATTTCGCCGTAAAGGCTTCGCCCAGCCACCCTTGAACGACGTGCCATAAGCCATCGTCGTGTGATCCGTCGCCAAGCTCAAACACACCGCATCAGCCCGGTCAGGCGATTTCAAACCGCGCTTCTTCATGCTGTCCTTCGACTCAACCTGAATCTTCCCGCTGCTCGTGAACGTATATCTCGGAGCCGCCAGCTCCGCGAACAACTGATCGTCCTTTGGCAACTCAACATCCCGCCCCTCAAGCCATTCCTTCAGCTTAAACCACAACTCAGCACGGCTATTCATGTAAATCCCGTTCGCCGCAGCCCTCTCAGACACGTTCAGACCACGCGCAGGCAGCCCCAACTCCCTCAGACGGTCCAACACACCCGCCCCAAGCCCGATGCTGTCCACAATGATCTCCGCAGGCCTCAGACCCGGCGCGCTCGTGTCATACTCAACCTTCACAGCCCCCGTTAGCTGCATCAAGTCCATATTCCGCCACACCTTCAGCGGATGCACCTTCGGACCCTGCCTCTTGCACAAAACACTGCTGTCATTCCCGTGCCGCGCGCAATCCAATCCCCAGATCGGCGTCGTATGCTCATCAATTTCAACCTCATTGGCCTGCGCACGCTCAATCAAGTGAACCGGTATCACCGTGTCCTCTTCAGCGGGCGGGAAATTCCCCAGCACGCGAATGTGATACGCCGGACTGTCCTCGCCATACCGCATCATCATCTCGCCAATGAAGTCATCGCTGACCCTCGGACTATCAATGCAACTGACGTGCATCGTGTACCAATCATCCTTCAGCCGATGGTGCGTGTCGTAAAACAGCCCCGTGTTCCGCGTAGGGTTCCCCGTCAAAATCGTCGTCGCACTATGCCCCGACATAGACCCCGCAGCACTCTCAAACACCGCCTCAGGCACACCGCTGGCCTCGTCAGCAATCAACAGCACATGCGGACTATGCACCCCAGCCAACGCCTCAGGCTGCTCGGCACGACTGGTCCGGCAACTAATAAACGCATCCGCCGCGTGGCTCTTCAACTCGATCCTGTCAGCCTTCACCTCCAGCAACTGATCAAACGGCGGCTTCAGCATCTTCGTCATTCGCTTTACCTCGGAAAACAAAGCGTCAAACAACTGAGAACTGGTCGGAGCGGTCATAACCACCTTGCCAGGCACCCGCCAAATCAAGTGCCACAATGACGCCATCGCAACAGCGGTCGATTTCCCAGTACCGTGCCCTGACCGAACACTCACACGCCGTTGAGTCGGATCAGCCACAACACGCAGAAACTCCTGCTGCCAAGGGTCTGGCTCAACGCCGATCACCTCCCTGGCAAAAGCAACCGGGTCATTCCCATAACGCCGGGCCAGCTGCAAAAACGGGTTTTTAGGTTCCTGCTTGGTCATTCCACACCCTCCACAAAGCCAAAGCCGCTGTCAGCCTTCTTATTCCAATTTTTCATCGTCGTATATGACACCCCATACGCCTCAGCAGCCAAAGCCATCGAGGCAAACTCACCCCTGGGCGTCATGA